CACTTCCTATTAGTATTTTAAATTTATTAGCATCACCAGAATCACCTCCATCAAATGTTACTACATCACCAGTAGCATGGTTTTTTCCATAATCTGTGACAGTGTATGTAGCAACTGCACCACTACTAACAGTGTTGACTGTAACTGTCATACCAGTTCCAGATCCAGTGCTACTTGCTTGAGATAATGTATCTGATGCACTATATCCTGAACCTGCTTGGCTTATAGTATCTATATTAGCTGTGATAATACCTAAATTATTAGACTCAAATCTAAATGATTTTGCTTTAATTTTATTAGTTTGTTTCTTTGAGTCATAAGTAACTGAAACACACTGCATTTCTAAATTTTTTTCAGTTCCGTTTGCATTTAAAATATGTTTTGTTTGTAGAAAAAAATGATCGCCAGTTTGTAGAAAATCATTTGATGAATCTAACTCAAACTCACAAGTCACTGGTGTCTGGTTAAAACGATTGATTAATCTTTGTGCTATTGTGGTTGCAGTAGATGTATCTTTTATCGCCCAACCAAATATAGTTTTTTGTGCTTTTTGATTATATTCAGTTGAACCCTCAGAAGAAGCATCTATTTTTACATAAAGATTTTTAAAGTTTTTAGGCTCGTTGTTATCTTCTGTACTATTTTTTAATCCATAATAGTAAAATACTCTTGATATTCTTTCTTTTTCAGAGTTTTTAAGTTTGAAAGATTTATAAATAATATTTTCATCAGTAATAGTAATAAAACCAGACTGATCAACAAATGGGGTTTCAGCCTTTAATCTTATTTTTCCTGCATTGTCATCATAAAAAAAGTTTGCACCAACACTTGTAGCGATTTCTGAAAGTGTTTTATTTACCTCTTTAGGTTCACTTAAAATAGTATTAACTTTAAATAAACTTAACCAAGTTTTTCTTTCATCTGTCCAACTATAAATAACACCCTCATCCGTTTCAATTAAGTCTGATGATAACCCTGCTTGATTTATCAAGAGTTCCTCTGCTACTACATCAATGGTTTGACCTTGAGAGGGGTCAGAATAATCACCAAACACAAGACATTTTTGAACTGAATCACCTGCTTCATAGGCTTCTTCATTACCTCTAGTCCCCCATTCATTTCTGCTTGTTATATCTAGTGCAGCTTGACTTCCACTTACATCTACTGTGTAACCTAATATTTCTTCGTTTATACGAATAAAGCCAGAAGTATTGTCAGCACCAAAGTAATCAGTAACTTTTGCCTTATCGTTTGAATCTGAACCATCTAAAGCCACATCATCAAACTTTAAATTTATATGATTATGCGTGCTTGTTGGTAAACTTTCACCTAGAGAAAATCTAGTTGGCTCTGGCACTTTTGATTTTAAGTTATCACCAAGAGAGAACGGATCTTTTGCTTTTATAGTAACAACATCATTATCAAGGTGCATACTATCAATAATATATTCTCTACGACCATCAAAGTATTGAAATTGGTTTCTTGTGCCAGTTGTTGCACTAAAATTATCATCAATAAATCCCTCAAATATTTCTATTCTTCTACCTAAATAATAAGGATTTTGTGCCATGAATTTAGAAAAGAAACTAACAGTATCATCACCTCTGATAAAATCTGCAAGTTTAACTGTAACATTACCTCTTAGTGCTACACCTTTAGTTGGGACTATTTCTACTGGTGCAGGTGTCACAGATGTTAAACAAGGAAAAGAATAATCAACCAAACCAGACATAACATCACCTACTTCTTGAGTAAAGTAATATTGTTTTATTCCACCTCTAGCTTCTACACCATCGCCATAAGTAGAGTCTGAGTTATCTGTATTTTCATCTAAAGATAATCTAATGAATGTAAAAGGTATTCTTGGATTTTTTCTGTGTAATCCTTGAAATAAATCAGGCAAACTATGCGTAACACTTCCACTAATAGTTGTAATAACACTATCGTTTACTTTTGGTGCTTCTGTTAAGAATCGATGAGAATCATAATTAGCATTCGCATTATCTTTACCTGCTCGTAAAATATAATCGCCTAGTCCGTATTTGTGCTTTAAATATCCTTGTATTGCTAACTTATCTTGTTTATCTAAAACTTTGTTAAACATGAGTATTTCATGTATTGTACCTTGTGTCTCTTGTTCAGCAGTTTCATTATTTTTCATTAATTTTAAGTTATATTCATTTACAAAATGTGCAGTAATAGTATTTTTACCATTACTTCCATCTGTATTAGAAAATATATTTCTATTATTAGCATCTGTTAATGTTGATACAGCCGAACCTGCTGAAACTTCAAATATAGCCATGTTTCCATCGCCTACATTAAAGGGGGTTACACAAGATGTAGCACCTGCTGTGCTTAACCCTTGATATGTAAAAGTAGGTCTTACTTGATCTGGCACACTGTTAGCATCAGTATCTGCTTCTGCAACAAATGTAAAATCATGATTAGTTGTTGCATCACCTGACAATATAACATTAGCTTCGGAGTCATTAGTTATTGTTAATGATCCTACTAAAAATAAATGATACTCATCTGTAGGAAAGTTAGAGACAGTACAAGACATATGCTCAGTACCATCAAACTCTAACTTTTTATTTGTTGCATTGTATGTTGGCTCATTACCAGATGTAGATGTAAATAAGTATCTGTTTATACTTTTATCATGCCAAGTAGATAAAGAGCTGTTGTGAGTAGGTGTGCTTGCATTTTCATTACCATAAGGGTCTGCACCATCTAGCCACAATAAGAGTTTATCAAAATAATGATAAGGATTAATTAACTTAGACATTAGTTATATCCTAATGCTTTTATTGTCCAAGTCATGCTTTGTATGTCAACAAATTTTGGTTGATCTAATTTCTTATCAACAATACAATAATAGGCAGCAGTATTATCTTCAACAGTTAAGTCATAAGAAGTACATACCATAAACCCACCACTTTGCAATCCTTGATATGTGCTAGATGCTAATGTTTTCATGTCTGCTTGATTCATAACACTTGTTTTTAAAGTTAGCTTTGTAGGAATTGGAAGTCTGTCAGAAATCAAAGGGTTTCCTTTATTATTTCTTTTTTGGACAAACTCAAAGTTTTTAAAAGTGTTTGGGTTATATGGAGACATAATATTAATGAGTTTTGCTT